TGCTCCCTCTGCTTGTCCATGCCTCATATGTGGTCGTTGCGGCTTTATAAGCAGTCGCCATTGATTTGTTGACTGTATTTGATAAGATGCTTGCGAACTGGCTATCGGGAGTTAGGGCTTCACGGAACAGTGTATCATTATCTAATCGGTGCGCGTTAGACCTCCCTGCTCTGTTCAGACACTCTATTGCCAGGTCACGGAGCTTCATTCCTCTAAGGTCTCTTGCACCATCGGCAGGTTTTTCGATTTTTACACCAGCCCTCATTAGGATTGCATCAGTAGCCGCTTCTCTGAATTTATCGGCCTCTTCCTTTTCAATCCTTACATCAGGCGTCGGGGCCGCCGATGGTTTTCTTTCGGTTTTGAGTTTCTCAAGGATTTTTGCTCTCACCTGGTCAATTGTAGCTCCGGATTTAATGAATTCACCAGGATCCACCTCAAAATCCCTGCATAAAGCAGTTATTTCTGAAACACGCTGTCTTTCAACCTGGATTACTTTCTCTCTTTCTGCATCCAAATCGACAGGTTCACTAACCTGTAATGTTTTATCCCTGTTTTCTTCAACCATAATTTTTTCTTCCTCCTTTATTGGTTTTGGTTCTTCCACTTCTCTCTCCACTCCGACAGTATCATCAGCGGGGATCGATACAATAGATATCTCCAGTGGCGTCCATTTTGTCGCCACATACGCTGGACCAATAAAACGCCCATTACTTGATGCTTTGCCCGCAGCTACTTCCTCCCAGACATCCACGGTATAACCTACAGATACTCCTTTGAGAGTTCCGTTTGCGACTTTTTGATATATCAGGTCCGCATCCGGGTCGGTATCAAAGACTATATCAGCGTAGGTCCGTTTTTCATCGGCCGCAAGTCTGGCATTTTCTATTCTTCCAATGACATAATTTCTATTATGATTGAATAAAGCAACGCCAATACTGTTGAGTCGTTCAAGATTGACATTACCTTCGTCATGCTGGAGTATTTCTATCCCATACCATCTATCTACAGGCTGCTCTGATGAAAACGAAACGGTGACTCGCCTTTCTTCTGCTTTGACCGCTCTAACAGCCATTTCAATTGTTCTATTCTGCTGTATTCCAATTTTGGGTTTGTCCGGCATTACTACCACCTCCTATATTTATCCCTAATTCGTTCATCAATTGAATTTCCTTAGCTCTTTGCTTTAATACCTCCCTCCAATCCATACCGCGTTCTGCACATATTTTTTCAAGTGTTTCCTGCCCTGTTTCTATTGCCACCTGATTAGCACTTACTTCTTTCATAGGATCTATCCAACTCCATCCAGGTGGTATCCATATATGTTTCAAATATTTTTGCTTGTTCTGCCAGAAATCAGGAATATTTAGTTTTCCGGATAACACAGCTGATATAACAAATTCGGTATAAACTTCATAGCAAAAATGTTCAATCAAGAACTGCTGCCACATTGAATATGTCCTTTGGTCCTCTAATAAGCCTTGTCTGGCGCTACTATAATTGACCTGGCTCATATCTCTAGATATTGCTTCATAGCTTAACCCTTGCCCGCTACCAGCAAGTCTTTGCTGTATGCTTATAAAATCTTTTGCATTGCTCGCTTGACCGGAAGGGCTGACCGCCTGAACACTCTCTCCTGGTTGTAATTCTTGTATCATCCCCGGTGATATAGTCCTTTGCTGATATCCACTTTGTTGGTCTACCTTTACATTCCGTCCCAATCCAGTAGGAGTCTGTTTTGTTATAAAAACTGCCAGGCATGCAAGGATCCTCTCTTTAACTGAAACAGCTTCAACAAACTCATTTACATCCCTTATACGCGGTAATGTCTTAGCAAGTGGTGATACTTCTCGAACCTGTGTAGACCTCGTCTTTTTCCAGAGAAAGATAATGCGCTGTGCATCTATTCTTTCAGATTTACCTGTCCAAAAGCCGTCAGGTGTAAACTGTTTGAGCCAATATGCAACAGGTTTATTGTACTGATCCAGTTCTATACCACCGACAATACGGTTTCCATTCATTCCAGGCAAACTATTCATTGATGTATCCAGTTCGTCAACTTCTCTCACCTGTAGGCTAAACGGCACTGTACCCGAATTTGTGTATACTTTTTGAAATATGATGCCTCCATCTACAATTAAGCGCCTTATTGCCATTGCCTGCATTTCCTGAAATGATTGTTGACCAGTTACATCACAATTTCTTGCCCTGCACCAATCATTAAATAAACTTTCAATCTGCTGGTTTAGCTCATCATCTTCTTCTCCGTTATCTTTTGTCACTTTCGCCTGGACCCTTATTCCAGTACCAACAACATTTCTCTCAAGAGTGCCTATGATTGCTTCTGCAATATCTGAATTTCTCTCGAGATCCCTTGCTCTTGCTCTTATTATATCTCTTTGACCCTGATCAACTTGTTCTGCAGGGACATTTACAGCGGTCCATCCTGAATTCAACCTCCCGGTATCTCCTGCATCATAAAAACCTCTTAGAGCATTTCGCCAGGCCACACGTCTATATGCCCAGGCAGGACTGAAAACAGATATCGCTTTGTCAAGCCAATTCAAACTGTCACCTCCTTTCAGCGCCGGTCAAAGGTGGCCACAAAAATACCGCCGCCATTTTCCTCATATAACTGTCGCTGTAATTCCCTACGCTCACGATAAAGGACAACAAGGTCAGGCCGTCTCAAGGTTCTGCTCCCGATTCGGTATTCCTGAGCACCGTTCTCGATAGCACTTATAGCCTTTTTTATCTGGTCAAGCTGTTCCTGTACCGTCATTTATATCCACCTGCCTTTCAGGTTTATCCAGTCATAGTCAGGTTTAATAAAATTATTCTGTTGATATTCAACAGACTGAGTTTTGTTTATTTCCGGTTGCTCCCGTGTTGTCTCTGGCTGTATATACCTCACATGCAAAAGATCCGCTGCCAGTGCAGCATAGACTTCAGCGTCAAGATAATGGTTTGCTGCATGTATGGCCTTGGGCTTCCAAATCTCGACCTCTCTCCCGCCTTTTTTCTCAACAACTTTTTCTTCAGCACAAATTTGTTCGGCGTACTCTCGGTCACAGCCTTTATATACCATCCATGAACCAGGTCCATTAGGACGATTCAATCTGCCTGCAATCATGTCTTTATACTGGTTACCGTCTATAATATACAACCTCATACCATAAGCTTTGCTACTTGTTTTATCAATAGTACTCACCTTATATCTAGAAAGCAGCGAATTCGATGATCCTTTCACGGGAACTGCCCATTCCTGGTTGAAAGCACAAAATTCATATACTTCATCAGTTCGATCACCGGAATCAATAGCACAAAGATTTACTTGATATATATTCCCCTGCTTATCCCGGTAAGGTAAGTTCATGATGTATTCAATCTGATCCCACGTTTCGGCAACTCCATGAGCTATGTTCCAGCTAGTCATGTTAGTGCCCCAGGCCCTGATCGTATAATAAAAATGGTCCTTCTGAACGTCTACGCCTGCCGTAATAAGCAGTGTTCCATCAGGGACCACTCCTTCTTCGTATTCAGATTGCTTTTCCAAAACATTATCAGAGTTCATTTTGGCCTCCGTCTGTTCCCAGGGTTCCGCAAGCCAGGAATTGACAAAGTTCATCAAAAGCTCTGGAAAATCTTTTGATCTTAGAAATTCATATGCCACATCACCAAAACGAACCCAGGGAGAATAAAGAGCATTGAGGTGGAAAGCTGTTTTTCGTGTGCCTGTTTTTTTCTCGGATTGCCACCTACCAGCTCTAAGCATTGCAGGTTTATGCCCGTCAGTGATAATGCCGTGGCATTGTTCACATTCATAATAAGCCGTAGTCTGGGCTTCTTCGGCAGTACGCGCGGTGTTCGGCCACTTAATTTGTTTAAACCGAAGTGTCTGATAATGGCCACAATGAGGGCAAGGCACATAATACCGCCGCTGGTCATCGGCGTTCTCCCATTCCTCCCATATTGGACCATTCTTTCTGGTAGGTGTAGAAGTCTGAAATATCTTTTTGTTGTGAGCAAAAGTCTTTGTTCTCTCACGGGCAAGACTTCTTGGATCAGCTTCCTTACCAGCACTCGGTGGAAACTTATCTACCTCATCCATAAATAAGTACCGTATTGGCCTGGATGCCAGGGATGCGGGAGAGTTTGCTCCGGACAGCACTACATACATGCCGTCAAACTGCAACTCAAGTATCTTGCTTTCTTGATCTTGGTATCGCTCCGATAATACGGGACAAAGTTTTATCATGGGCTGGATCCTATTTTTTGATGTAAATTCTGCAAGTTTATCTGTAGGATATACTATCATTGTTGGGCTTGGATCCTGGGCTATAACATAACCGACTATGTTATTCAGACATTCTGTTCCGCCCACCTGAGTAGGCTTCACAAAAATAATCTCCTCAATATCGGGATCCGTGAAGGCATCCATTATACCACGCAAATATGGCGTCCTCTCCGTCCTCCAAGGTCCAGGCTCGGCTGATGTCTTTGCATCAAGCACCCTATACTTATCAGCCCATTCCGAAACTGTTAGCCGCTCAGGAGGTTTTAATACCTTCAGAGCTTTTTGTAACCATGGAGACCATTCAATTTTTGTGTTTTTTCTTCGACGGCTTGTAGACTCCGTCAATGCTGATTTGTTCAAGGGCATCCAGCGTCAGCTCCGTTATCATTTTCTCTATCCTCCTGGCAGTAATAGCATCCACATAACCCGCAAGTTCAGTAGCTATCCTCCGGCTGTATCCCAGCATAGACCTTTTCAGTACAACAAAAAATCGCTGGAGCTCAGCGACTATATCATCTTTGAGGATATATTCCCCTCTCTGTATTGCATTTTTAAATTCGGCCGCCTCTGATTGGGCCTGTTTATATTTGGCTTCATAATACAATTTCTGTTCCTGAAGTGATAACCTTTCAATATCCCTTTCTGTCTGTATACCGCCAACGCTAACGAGACCTCGCCAACGCAAAACATCAGCCAACGGCCACCAACCACGAGCAGCTTTGGGACATCCGTCATCTCCCCAACGCTTTAATGTAGACTTATCTATATTGAATATCTCGCACATTGCTGTTGTGCTGAGGCAAATTTTATCATCTAGGATTTTTACTTTTTTATCCATTTTAATCACCAAAAAAGTTGCAAAGTTGCATGATTTTTTTGTTTTATACTGGGTGAAAATTCGGGCCTCGCCAGATCCGCATCTCCCCCACCCTATAAGAAGGACCCGCTAATGCATTGTTCCATGCGCTGTTATTCACAGCAGGTCTTACACAATCTCCATAGGCGTAACTTCGGGAGGGACCTTCCCTACAATAGAAATTCATCTCCTACCTATAGAGGATGGGAGACTTCTTTCAAGCCTTTTGTTAAAATCTATTGACATATTTCTCACCACCTCGAAGCATGAAAAAAGCACCCTTATAAAGAGTGCTTGAAATATTTTATTGTGGTATTAAAGTTATTCCGTTTGAACCACTTATATTAATAATATCACCTTTGTTTAAATCTATTGTCACTTGTTTTACACCTATATCACTTGAGTTAGAAATTATTTCGTTGACCTTTGGTATGCCTGAACTGTCATATACAATAAAATTTGAGGAACTACTTACATTATTTCCTGCTATGTATCTACCAGGTGCAATATCTAAGCCTACTAACCAGTATCCACTATATAAAGTAATTTGCTGTTTATTTGGAACAGAATTACTTACTACAGGTTCAAAATGAACTTTATTTAAATTAGATATTTTAATCTGCCAACCATCTGACAATACTACTCTTACTTTATTTACACCTACACCATTACTATTTCCTAAAATCTCATTTGTTATTAAAGCACCATCGCTGCTATTTATAATAAAATTACCTTGCCCTGCTGGCGCTGTGGCGTCATATGTGCCTACCTTAATATCTCTGCCAGCAATAAAAGTACCAGCACCTAAATCCGTTGCCGTACCTATAACTGTTCTCTTTAAATTGTTATCTTTATTGTCTATTGTTGTATCAGGTTTAGTTGTTTTTTCGGTATTTGTAACTATATTATTTGTTTTTGTAGTTGCTTCGTTTGCTGTCGTGGTTGTAGTCTTCGCTGTCTCTGTTGGAGCTTTGCTCGGTTTTGTTATAGATGCCCCTATTATCAATACCACCAGTGCTGCAACAAAGGTTACTATCGCTTTTTTCTCTTTATATTTTATCATGTCCATTAGTCCAAATACCGCAAACGGCAATGCTAAGAATATTAGAAATGTGCCAAAGCTACTTACTAGCGCCGATAAACTTAGAAGATAATAAATAGATGCTATTATCATCTTCCATTTCGTTTTAGACCTAAATCCAGGAATAAAATTCACTATTAACCTCCCCTTTTCTCTCATAATTTACAATATAATAATATATTCTATATTTATCTGATTTTTCCTGCAAAAATATATTATCTTAATTCAAAAGTTTTATATAAAAAGAGCCCTGGTTAGAGCTCTTTTCATTTAAGCAATAGAAATTTTTTGCCGCAGTCTTTGCACGTATAAAGTATTTTTGTTGGTCCTTTTGAACTTTCTGTTCCTTCTTCAAAGGCACAACCCATATCTTCTATATTTATGCTATCGCAATATGGGCATTCCCTTTCTGACGTCGTTTTTAATTCTTCATCTTCCATAATTTGTTCCTCTTTCAAGGATTGTTTTGGTTCAATGCTTTATCAGCTTTTTCAAGTAGTGTATTAAACAATCTCATATATTTAGCATTACAATCGTCATTTGGAACGAAATAACTATTTATATTATAATCATTAAGCTCAATTAATGATTTGCTGAACACTTTATTGGCAAATCTGACAAGTGTTTGTTCTACATCAAATTTATTATCAATTCTGTTTTTAATAATATTTATATCACAATATAAATTACTTATAGTGTCAATATCATTAGGACTAATCATACCATATAATGCTGCTATATTTTCTGTCCAAGTATCTCTTATGTGGAGGTTATATATCATACAATTTTTATCTTTCATAAAACCTACATACATTTTTTTAATACTATCCAAACAAATATATAATTCATTATAAATTATTAGCGTATTTTTTTTAACCTCATCTGCTTTACCATTTTCTTTTGTTTTATTAAAAATATATAAAGAACCACTAATGGCAATAATAGCACCAATTGCAGAGCCTATTATATTACCTATTAAAGAAACTAATGTAGGTATATCTACATAATTATAGACTATCATTATTATTAAAAAAACAACCCAGAGTATAGACCCAAATATAAAAAAAATATCATCACTCTCTTTTTTTAAATTCATTATGTTTATTTCCCCTTTCTTTCTGTAATATTCTACAAATCTTTTCAAAATCCTTCTATTAAATTTATTTTTTTGAAGGGTTTTCTTATTTTATGTAGAAATATATAGAAAGGGGGAGGAAAATGCAATGAAGGTGATTTAATGTATAATTGTCAATTTGTTGAATCAATCATTACCGTCATAGACTCTTCAAGACATGGATTAAAATATGACATAGCTCATGTTGAATATTTATTTTCTACTAATACTCCGATTCCACAAGATGAATCATTTTTCGTACCAGGAATAGAGCTCATGCCAGATAATATCCTGCAAATACTTAAACTTGGTAATTTTGAATTTGTTCCAATTCCTAAATCTGAGGTTGTAAATAGCTTAAATAACTATTTGCAGGAAGTTCAAGAAAATAAGAAGGATGAAACCCTAGCTGACTCAATGATTGGCATTTCTACTTCTTATATGAATATCATAAAGGCAAACCCGTTAGCATCTAATTTCTATAGACTAAGTTATGACTATGCTATTTATCCTGAAAATGATAACAGTTTTATTATCTATGCAAAATTACCAATCAAGGGTTTTACGTTACCTGCAGGAGGTCAGACACGTTTTATAACAATTCTTCCTGTAAATGCTAAATATGACCCAACAGCAACAAAAGGAGTTGCTCTAAATAATCCTGATATTCAGGAACAAGCTACAAATATTGCTAATGGAAGAACTGTACTGAGTTTCTTTTATCAGAACGATCCTGATTTTACAGTAAAATATAAATATTAAACTATAACCTCCCCCTTCTTCTTTCTAAATTTCGGGTATATTAGTTATGTAAACTTCATAAGCTTTTTCAATGTTTACTTTTACTACTCCGTATCCTTGTTCTTTATATTTTTTATATATACTTTCTGCTTCTTCGTCTGAATTGAAACGTAAAAAATCTATCGGCTTATAATTTTGTGTTATCACCACTCCATATTTTTTCATATTTTATTTTATTCCTCCATTCTGTATCTTTAATTTTTAATACTTCCATAAAAATTTAAGCTCAGGAAGGGGACACCTGAGCTTTGTCTTTTGTTTATCAAATATTTATCTATTGTTCTATTATGTATTATAGCATAGATTTTTTTATAAAGTACGCAAAAAATGCGACAAAAATGCGACAATTTCTTCAATCTCGTTAGAATATTCATTTGCAATTTTCTCTATTGCATAAGATGCGATTCTTTGGCAATTTCTAATGCTATAGTTGTTCTTTTTGCTTATATATCGCCATTTATGTTTTTCAATATATCTCATAGTTAAAATATTTTTCTCTATATTAGATAACGATGACAATATACTATCAATGGTAAGAATGATAAAGACTAGTATAAGCGATTTATCTTTCATTTCTATATCTTCAAGTGCTATATTTTCTGTAATACTGTTAAATTTATATGTTTTTCCAGATTTTATACCTGCATTAATAGCAGGTAGCTCAGATATTTCATTGTATTTCATGTTATAATATTCCAATTTTGTTTTAATGACATTGTATTTTTTTAAGACATTTTCAACATCTTTTTGAATTTCTCTAGGTGTTTTCAAAATCATCATCCCACCCATCAAATTTTAACCCCTTTATTGTTCTCCATCAGCCACTTATAAAACTCATATCCCTTTGGGTATTTCTGATCCCAAAGTTTTTTTGTTATATCTTTGTATTTTTTCTTCTTCTTTTTCTTCTTCGTCAACTTTTCCCCTCCTAAATGCGTATAGGGATAGCTTTAGCTACCCCTCTTTAATCTCCACTGTAACCATTACTAATTTACCTGTTGCCTTTATTAACTTTACTACATTTGCTATTTCAGTTGTTGGTACATCAAATTGTATTCTACTTGCGCCGTCACCACCTATTTTGATTGCGCTTTGTATTTGTGGCAAAGTAGCTAAAAATTCAATCTTCTCCATCATGAAACCTCCTCTATCTCAATCTCCACACGTTCTTGCTCTTTATTGCCTATGTAATATATTCCTGTTCCTTCACCATAGCGAATTATCTTTTTGTCGTTAGGAATAACTCCTGCATATTGCAAGCCATCCTCCACTATCTTAATATAATTGCTTAAATCACCGTGTCTTTTGCCTTGTATGTAAATCCTTGTTGTTAGTAATATAAATTTCTTCAAAACCGGTATACACTCTTTTTTTGCATACCACGCAATAGTTCTCTCATAATTCAAACTTCTTTTGGCCCTTTCTGATACCCATTTAGTTTTTTGAGTCATTCTCGCTGCTGGCACTGGTCGGCCGGGAATGACTATTTTGTACATATCAATTTCCTCCCTCATTAAGCTCTCTAAAAGTCAATTCCTGCCATTCTTCAAAGCTTATATCCCCTTCTGGCCATTCACCTTTTGCCATTTGGCCGCGCTTTAATATCTCGAAAATCTCTACTGCATAAGGCTCATCTATGTTGATGATGAAGTATTTGCGTCCCGGTTTCATTTCTTTAAGCATGTCTTATTCCTCCTAACTAATATATTTCTCGCATATCTCAATTGCTTTTTTGATGTATATCTGAGCGTGCTTAGTGTTATTATCAGTAATCAATGAATCTTTTGCTTTATCTAGTAGATTAACAACATCGGCTAAATCTTCTTTCATCTTTCTTGATATCTTATATCCGCCCCACATTTTTATATCCCTTCCTCATTGGCAATTTATATATCAATACTCGGAATCTCATTCCATGTTTTACCATACAAGACACGTCCAGCAGTCTTTTTACCAACTTTAACAAAATCATATTTACACTCAGGATATTCTTGTAATGTATGAAGTCCATCCCCAGTAGAGCGGAAAGGCAAAGGTTTGTATTCGCCCCACGATTTAAAGAAAAACGGTATTCTCGCCTTCTGGCATTGATCTCTTAAGTCTCGCGCCCAATCCGGGTGCATTGGCCGCGCTCCCAGACCGCTTTCTCCGCCGCATATTACCCAATCAATACCGGGGCAAACCAAGATTGGCTTATTACCCTGCTCAGGAAAAGCAGCTTGCCAATATTTATATGTAGGTCGGTAGTCATATTCGGGAAAGTAATGATCAATCTTAACTGGCCCTAGCATCGGCTCTACACTTACAAAGTGTACTGCTGCCGGTATTTGTAATAAAATTGGTATACGTTCATCTGCTCTTTGCTGGTTTTCGGCAGTAACCCCGAGCCATATGTTGTCCGGTAAAGTCGGCGGATAACCTGCCCACCCTTCCCCTTTTCCTGTAATTGAAAAGTATGGGCCAGGAATGGTATTCCCCGGACGCAACCGCTTATAAACTTCAAGCATTCGTTCTGGCCTTTTAGTAAGCACCAAAAAGGTGTGATGTTTAGCCTTTGCCATCACATTAAATATTCGCATGATGTCATATGGGTGGACATCCTCATGGAATAAATCCCCCATACTGCACACAAATATTCGCTGAGGTTTCCTCCATTGTAAAGGTTCATTCAGTCGCTCTGGATGCAACGTTACCTTGAACGGTTCATCTGCCGGATATCCACATCTACCTTTAAGTCTATTTGCTATGCGGTTTGCATAACAGTTTTGGCATCCTTCGCTGATAGGTGTGCAGCCGGTAACCGGATTCCATACAGTATCCGTCCACTCTATTTTTGTTTTATTCATCCCTCACGCCTCCTTTAAAAACCTTAATTTAGCATTTCCGCATATTATGTCGCATTTATTTATGCATATCTTGTATTTTCCCGTATGTATCAGATAGTAGTATTCATATTCTTTTAAAAGTTTGCCTCTACCTCTTTTACTGCCTTTTTTCTTAGGTTGTCCTGTTGTTTCGCATATTGTGTTCAGTTCAAATTCAACCTTCATTTGCATTCTCCCCTTTTCTAGTGCAGTATTTTACATTTTTCGATAATCTTCCCACTCCATGTTGATTCCTCTGCACATCTCATAAATACGTGATACAATTGCCTCTGCAGTTTCCATATTATCTTTTACAGTTAACCTATTTGTAAGTTTGTCTATGTCATAATTTGTTGTGATGATAATAGGTAGGCATCTTTCATATCGTGTATTAATTATGTAATATAGTTTTTCAATCGCCCATTCTGTCGGTCTCTCTTTTCCTAAGTCGTCAATAATTAGCAAATGGCAATTCGTATATCTTTCGATGATCCTATCCTCATGCTCTTTTGCAAATTCGTCGTAATATGTGGCCTTAATTTTCTCTAGCAAATTGATCATTGTTCCGAATATTGGCTGATAATCTTGCTTTATAAGCTCGTGACATACAGCAGCAGCAAGATGTGTTTTTCCTGTGCCATAACTACCTGTAAATATAAGTCCTATGCCGTCTTTTCTGTACTTTTCAAATTCATCAGCGTACTTTTTGGCCGTTTCATACGCATACCGATTTTTTTCATTCACAATGAAGTTATTGAAAGTCCTACTACGGAATCTCTCACCAAGTTTACTTTCACTAATCATGCGTTCTATCTTTTCTCTGTAGGCTCTTTCACGCTCGGCAGCCAACCTCTTTTCTTCCTCTATACGTAGCTGTTCTCTATGTTTTTTGGCATTTTCGCAGTCGCAATTCTCATATTCTCCCTTCCACATCCATTTCCATTTACCAATAAAGTTTATAAGAATTCCTACAGGTTGTAGTATATTCCCACAAAATTCACATTTTTTAGGGAGTATCTCTTCATCAAAGTGAACATATTGTTTTGCCTCTACGAAAGTAACCCGTTTTGCTAAATTTTCTTGATCCATTAAACCATTAATCAAGACCTCTTGAGAAGAGTTTGTCTTCATGCTTTTCTTGTCCTGAAATTTTATAACTTTGTCCATACGATCGTTTAATATTTCCGCTATTGACTGCATACTTCTTGTCATTTTCAATTCCCCCTTGTTTGTTTTTCTCCTCCAAATACCGTTGGACGACCCAATTGAGTATTGTGCGGTAATCGGATTTATATTTTTTACCTGTACTTCCCTTGTAGTTATCAAGAATCTCAATCATTCTCTTTGTCGCTTCTTCTCCATAAGCGTCGAGTATCTTTTGATACTCGTCGTTGGTCATGGAGACATATTCTGCGTAATTTATTTTATTTACTTTACTTTTCTTTTCTTTACTTTCCTTTACTTTACTTTGTGGATTATTGTCATCATTTATTGAGTTATTGTCATCATTAACTTGATTAATGTTATCAAAAACTATATTTTGATATTTAGAAACATCCAAAAGGAAGAAATCTTTTATAAAAACTATCTGCTTCCTACGTGATACGGCTTCTAAATATCTTCTTTGTATGCCTTTAGAAGTTAATATTTTGTATTTATCATATAGCGTTTTATCAAACAACCCCCACTTTAAACACGCATTAATGATGCCATTAACTTGATTAATGTCAACATTAACTTTTTTTGAAAAAAGTAATTGTTCTTTTTCGGTCCATTCGTAATAATAACCTTCTTTATAGATTTTCATTAATAATTTAATTACTATAGCAAACCCTATAATTCCATATTCAGCTTCTATTAACTGTACTTTATCGTCTTGGTCTATATCTACATCTAATGGAAAGTAATCAAGTCCATCTTTTTGAGGCCTTGCCATTTTCTCATCTCCCAGTTTGGCAATTCATGAATATTTTCCCGCTCAAAATGTTTATTAGAGAGGCGGTTTAATCCGCCTCATCTATTTTTGCTCCCAAGGAAAATCTTTATCATTATCACTTATAACAGCATCTTCAAAAAATATATCTGGAGGTATGTCCATTTTGTCATCTTCGTCTTCTTTCTGCCCTTTACTGTTTAAAACTTCCATAGCAGCCTTTCTCATATTTTCATCATTTGCATTCCTTGTAAGCCAATCTAAATAGTCATTAGGCAACTCTCCAAGCTTCTTCCCTTTATATTTGCCAAATCCAAGTATTATTTCTTCAGGTGGCACATTTATATTATTGTTATTGGTCTTTTGCTTTTGAGCTGTGACATTAGATGTAGCCCAGCCCTGCAGGTCCTCAATATCTTGTGTGAATATTCCGGAACTTCTTGTAGCCGACAGTGTAGCATCTATCAATGCACGTTTCTTTGCCATTTTCAATACCGTATTCCACAATGACCATAAATCCTCATTTTGCAGTCGATATACTCTATATTTTTCACCGTTCTTGTTAGTCCGTTCCTCTGAATATGGTACTGACTTGTCTATACCGGCTGGTAATTTCCATTCAGGGATCCATCTCCAATAATATCTGCTCTCCATTGTATTTGCCTCTCCCACACCTTCAGCTATGACTTCGCCAGTTTTCTTGTTGAACTAAATTAAGTTTTTGTTTCATAGCTGCCAATCTCATGCTCATTTCTTGTGGGCTTGTACCTGTTTCAATCAAATCATCATTTGTTTTATATTCCTGAATCTCTTCCATTTTACATAACCTCCACTTCAAATTTATCTTCTTTAAATTGTATTTCCACACCATCGATTATCTCACCGGTCTCTTTTACAAGCCTCTTAATATCGTTTTTGTTATATTTTTCAATTATCTGTATCAATTCTGGTTTATTTTGCTTAAGCCATTTCAGTATTTTCTCGTCATTATATATCCATTCTGGCTGCTGCTTCTTAAACCTAATGGTCCCATGTGGCAATTTTATGCTCTTACATTTTGGATCTTCTTCTGCTACTTTTGTTAAATATTCCTGCAGTAATCCTGCGAGATAATCGATTCGTTCCTGTGAGTGCTTATTAACTTGAGTTAGCCATTCATTAAGCCTTTGTATCTCTGCATTTACTCTGTCCTGATTCTCTTGCATTTCTTTTTTATATGCTGCAATTTTTCTTAAGCACCATTCAGCAGATGCTTTGTCCGCCACTTTAAATTTTTGGTGTTCATGCTCATACTCGTCATATTCAATTTGAGTTTCTGCCTCATATATTTCATGCATTTCAAGACTATTCATCTTAATTTCCCCTTTCATTTTTTATCTTGAGAGTATACCTGAAATGTGGTATACTCTCCTTAGAAGAATTTTTATGTGCCTTTTTTAAGGCCTTTTTTTATTTCCAAAATTCTATTCCGTGTCTGACTTGTCCGTTTTCTAACGTTGAGGTTATACCAAATAATTTATATAAAAGTATTGCAAGTCTTACTGACATCTTTAAATCCCCCTTTCATCTTGCGAAAATAACGGCAAGTGCTGCGCCTGCCATTTCTCTTATTTCCTTTGTAACACGCTGCCATCTATCTTTTTCTGTTTCATCTACTACGCCATCAGCAGCTATCTTAATCATGTCTTTTTTAACAATTTCCAGGTCATCTGTTTCACTCTGCAGAGTTAATACTGATTCAGGTAAAATCGTTAGATTTAAGTCTGGAAGATATTTTTGTCCAACTTTTGTATTCTGTTTTAGATGCTGGTATCCCAACCAAGGAGCCATGTATATATTAACCATGTCACATACAATATCATCTTTGGGTATTGTCGTACCAGCTTCATAATCAGCTAAAGACCTCACACTTATATGTAACATCTCTGCTGCCTCTTCTCTCGATAAACCTGCTGATTTTCTGGCAATCTTGTATATGTTTTTGCATTCATTCCTCATTGCCATCACCCCTTTCTAATGCGATAATAATTTCAGAAACACTTCTTATGACATTTTCGAGATCTCACATCTGACTGTAGTAAAGTCTTAATTTCTCATGATATTCCTCATCAAGCTCTGCAATTTCTTCTCTGAATTTCTCAATTAATGCATCTGCCTTTGCTGCTTGTCTTTTTAGTTCCTGCAATTCTCTTATTCTTCGCAATCTGAACTCTTTTTGCATTTCAAGTGTCGTTAGTTCTCTATCAAGTTCATCAATATCAACGTTAACGACACTTTTTGTTAAAGCTTGTGCCATTATTTCTCCTCCATTTCTATCCGTGTTAATCCTTTTTCAATTGCTTTTAAATAAAATTCTTTGAAGTTCCAATCAACTTGAATGTATTCTTCTAAGTTTTTTAAAATTATTTCAGCCTTCTCTCTTTTTGTTAGCTTTTTTGCTTCATGTCCCCAGCTCATATTCATTCTTTCACCTCCTCTTTCTATAGCACTCTTCTTTCCTCCGAAACCTTTCTAAGCCATTCTTTTAGCATTTCACGATTAATCAAGAATTTAGTTCCAACTTTAAAATATGGAAAATCAGAATTTGGGTTGTGAACTAGTTCTAGTAATTTATCTCTCCCAATGCCAGAACATTTTGCTGCTTCTTCTATAGTCAATGTAAGCTTTTGATTTACATTCACTTCTTTCACTGTTTCTTTTATGAAATTTTGAAACTGCTCAATTTCTTGTATAGCTTTTGAAGTCATATCAAGCCCTCCTCATTGAACATTCTCTTTATTGACTTCTTGCATGCTTTTGAATTTATTAATGAAGTATATCTGTCCTTTGCCAGTTACCTTAGCAGTTTTTGAGATTGTCACATGACCGTCGCTGTGAGTTATTGAAGTTTCTTTTATTCTAAAAAGCCCTAATTCCATAGACCGCTGTGTCGGCATATTGTAATCTGTGCCCTTCCTGTTGATTAAGTAACCATTGCTGCGCATCCATTCAAACAATCTTTTTTCGCCAATATCAATTCCATTTTGTTTAAGCAGTTTTGCTAATTCGCCAATGAGAATTGCTGTATCTGATATTGCAACGCTGTCTGCAAATAATACTTTTGGTTTATCTTGTTTGATTTTTTCTTCAAGTCTAAATTTTTCCTCTCGCTCCTGTTTGAGCTGTGTCGCGAGCTGTATTATTGTATCAGGATTAAGTAATACTTCTTCGATTTTCTCTGGTGTAAGATAAGCTCCATGTCTATTAATAGTAGGAAGAACTTCATCAAAAATCCAACTCTCAAATTTTTGTGCATTTGGTAATTCTGAATTTGAAATTAATCTATATATGTCTCCTTCAGGTATTACATTAACTTCCAATGTTTTCTCAGGATTTTGCGGATGAGGTATATAACATTTCGTTACCCACCTACAATGGTCCTTAACTGCTTTACTTGTATTTACATAGCCTAATGCTTTTGCAATATCAGACGCTATAAAGTATATCTTGTCATTAATTTTTACTGTTCGAATTTGCCCAAACTCTTGATTGCTGAAGATCTGTAATTCATTCATGCTTTTTCCTCCTTGTTTTGATTTTTTATTTCTCTCATAAGTGGTAAAATATTCATAAATGGGTGCCGTATTAAGGAGCGTGTGTATGTTTGAATTTGATGATCTTGATAAATTAAGCAAAAGATTAAATAAACTCGCTAAAAATGCTAGAGAAATTAATGGAGAAAATAAAGTTTCATTCGCTGAGCTTTTTACTGAAGACTTCATGTCAAAATACACAAATTTCTCATCTTTTGATGAATTACTTAAAGCTGGGAATTTCATTGTCAATTCTACAGAAGACTTTAAAGCAATCCCTGATGATGAATTTGATAAACATATAAGATCAGTTACCAAATTTTCATCGTGGAAAGAAATGTTAGAAAAAGCCTCTGCAGAGTGGGTAGAGAAAAAGTTATTTAAGGATTAGTTGGTAATAACTCGGCACCCATTTTAAATCATTTGAATTTCCGCATCGAATTTAAAATTGTTTATTTTATCTATTTCCTTATTGATTTCTCCAATTAAGACCTGTAATTTTTCTATTTGTTCTTTGTACTCAATCAAATTCTTTATTTTTATTGAAACTCTAAAATCTTTAATATCTTCCATCCTTCTCACCTCCTCCTATGCGGTTTCTTAGATTACCTATAAGGAATTGAAATACTATGCACTTTCTGATTCCTGGTCGGCTATGTTGCAATTTGGGACATCGTAGTTTAAAAAAATATTGTCATCATCTGTATTAAGTGTCTTTTTAAGTTTTATTGCTATATTCAAAGACGGATTCTTGGTCCCTAATTCAATATTAGTGTATGTTGTCCTTGCTATTCCCACTCGTTTTGCAATTTCAGATTGAGTTAAGCCTTTTTCTTTTCTGATTTTTTTTAAATAGTATCTCATTTAATCACTCCTTTCATTTGTCCCATTTAGTAACTTTCTTGATTATATTATAGTTCCATTTAGCAACATTGTCAATAGTTTTTATAAAAAATATTTCTTTTTGGGACATTATGTTTATTTTAGGGACATATATGCTATAATTAAAATCATGAAGGAGGTAATAAAATTGACATTTGCTGATAGATTAAAACAATTAAGACGTGAATTTAACATGACACAAGATGAACTTGCTAAAAAAATAAATAAAAATCGTTCAACTGTTGCCGGTTATGAAACCGAAGGCAAAGAGCCAGATTATGATACATTATTAAAACTTTCTCAGATTTTTAATGTAAGCACTGATTACCTCCTTGGACAAACCGACATCCGTAACCAGGCCGACGAAATAACCGATGCTGTATCTGACGATCCAGAGTTGGCGGAGTTCTGGGAACAAATGAAAAATAGAGAGACTTTAAAAATATTGTTTAAGCAAACAAAGAATCTAGATGACAAGGATATTAAGCAAATTATAAGAATTATAAAAGCCATAGAAGATGAGGAAGACAGAGAGAATTAACTAATAAGAAAAAGGGGGAATTTAAAATTTGGATACAATAATATCCGAAAAAGAAGTTGAAGATATCTTTGATAATTGTGACAAAATAATAAAAGAAGATATTAAATGGATCCAAAAAAATGATAAAAAGTATACCATTGAGTTTAATGTTCCTATAGAAGTAAATTATCCAGGGAAATTTGTTTTGATCGGAACATATAATTATAGTTTAAATCGCTTCACTTTTACCATACTATATAATAACGAATTTAGAATCAAAGCTCTTGATATAGGAAAAGGACATAAAAATCCTGATAAAAAGCGAATTGGCAAAAAACATAAACATAAATGGACAGATAAATATAAAGATAAATGGGCTTATGAACCGAATGATATTACAACAGGTGCATCAATAGAACAAATATTCTATGAATTTTTAAAAGAATGTAATATAATATATACAGGAAATAAATTTACAATACCACCATATCAATTAGAAATGGATGGATTATAATGTTTAACGAGAAATTGTTAAGAGATCAGCTTAATTTAATACCATCTCTATTTGATTTTGAATTCAATTTAGAGAATAATATTGTTACCATAAATACTCCTTATGAGTATCCTGATGGTGATGAGATCGATTTGTTTTTAATTACTAACAATAAATTAATTCTAAGTGATATGGGTGAAAGTATCCGTCATCTTACGTCTTATAATATAAATATAAAAGAATCTAAAAGAAGAACATACATTATCGAAGATATAATAAGAAATTCTGATGTTAAATATTTCAAAGATGAATTTTATATAGAATTAAAAGATATAAAAGAATTATCAAGTGCATCTATCGAATTGGCTCAGACAATAATACGTATTTCTGACTTATTATTTACTATAAAAGGCCGTACAATAGCAACATTTGAAGAAGAAGTAAAAGATTTTCTTGATTATAGCAAATATGATTATGAAGAAGGTTATTTAATAACCGGAAAATCAAGTATTGAATATGAAATGGATTTTGGTATTAAAATTAAAAATAATATAAAATTAGTTAAATTAGTTAACTGCAGTAACGTAAATAATATTCAGGCCCATATTGATAAATTAATAAGAACTTGGTTTGATATAAGTTACGGAGAATATTCTAAAAAGGACTTAAAAATATCTCTTTTTGACGACACTTCATACGCAATTAAACCGGAAATAATTAAATTAGTTTCAGAAATTTCTATACCAACTTATTGGAGTAATAAAGAAGATTTAAAGAAAATATTAGATGCGGCCTAAATAAGGGGGGCTAATATTGTCAATAGATTTAATGGAAACGAGGCTTCTAAAAGCACTTTTAAACGGTGATATTTCTTTTCATGAATTAATGAATGCATATGGTATTAATGTAAGTATTGCTTTTAATCTCACAAGTAAAATATATGGATTTGTTTATCTAAGCAAAAGAGACAATTATTATCTTATCCTTAATGGCAATATTGATTATAAAACTCAATGTAAAGTATTTTTACATGAGATACAACATATTCTAAACGATATGCCTAAATTGAACTACTTTATTGGAATTGACCAACAATATACTTATTTTGAAAATGAGGCTGATAGAGTTGCAGAAGATGCAGTATCTTATTTTTTAAATCAGTAATCGAACATAAGTTTTATATAGAAAAGGTGAATTCCATGGCCAAAAAGACAAACTACACAAAAAACGGCAATGAATATTATCGAGTAACAGTTACTGTTGGCAGAGATTCGGAAGGAAAGCTAATTCGTAAAGAATTCTATGGCAAAACTAAAAAAGAAGCCGAAGCTAAAAGAGATGAATATTTGAATGGTATAAAGAATGGTCTTAATATTGATTTTAAAGATGTAATTTTAGGTGAACTCATGCGCACATGGCTATTTGAGGTTGTAAGAGTATCAAGAAAGCCCTCTACTTTTGCGAGATATGAAGGACTTTATAGAAACTATATAAAAGATAGTGAACTATATGGATTGAAAATTAGTCTTATAAAATCAATACAGATACAGCGATATTATAACAAACTCTATCAGGAAGGCAAAAGCAGCAAGACAATAAAAACTTTAAACAAATTTTTAAAGACCTTCTTCAACTATGCAGTCGATGAAGGGTATCTAGTTCGCAATCCTTGTATAGGCAAAAAATTAGTTATTCCGGGAACTGCACAGGAAAAAAGCGAAACAAAGATTGAAACCTTCACTGATGAGGAAATAAAAAGATTCACTGAAGCGTTAGAAGGGCATCGCTTAAAAGCATTATTTTTATTGGATTTTGGAACAGGTTTAAGACAGGGAGAATTACTCGGCTTAAAATGGCCCGATATTGATTTTGAGAAAAAAGAATTAAGGGTCCAGAGGACGATTAAACAGGTAACTCTCATAGATGCACATGGCAACAGGGAATATAAAACTATTGAGCAAATACCTAAAACTAAAAACAGCATCAGAACTGTCCCCATTCCTTCATCGCTTATACCAGTATTAAAGGAACACAGAAACAGACAAAAAGAAGAAAAATTAAAAGCAGGGCCAGCTTACCTCAACGATATTGAAACCGGCTATGTATTTACAACAGAATTAGGTAATACTATAGATGCTCGAAACTTAACTCGAATTTATAAAAAGCTTTTATACAAAGCAGGCATAAAGTATAAAAAATTTCATGCCATTAGACATACTTTTGCAACAAAACTATTTGAAAGAGGGATCCCACTTAAAACAGTATCATTATTGTTAGGACACAGTAATATTTCTATAACAGCAGACACGTATACGCATGTAATACCCAAAGTAAAAACTAATGCAGTAGAGACATTGAATGACCTGTTTATCTAGAATAGTAGGCATTTTGAGGATTTATTTTTTCCCACACTTTTCCCACAAAAGTTTTAGATAAAGGTAGTTTTTTATAGAATAGCAAAGTTAAAAAATCCAGTATTTAAGCTAATTTAGGACATTACAGAAAAGTGTAGAATATATAAAATCGAACCGGGAGGTCGCAGGTTCGATTCCTGTCAGGCGCACTAGAATGCTTGAAAATACTGAGTTTTAAGCAATATATGATTTTCATTTTTCTTTTATTCCCACATTTTTCCCACACTAAAAATAAAAATTTTGAAAGGCTTTATAGCCTATTTAAATTTTTATTTTTTAAATATGTGCCAACAGTCTCAAAAAGCTATCAACAAATTCAGAAACGGTTTTAATTTTGCACATAGAAAAATAAAAAATCTATTAAACTTTTGAAAGTAATTTTTACCATAAATAATATTTATTTCTTGAAGGATTTTTAAAATTTTTATCGAAATATATTAATGAATAATGGATTAATGTATCAGAAATAATTTTAAGGCATATAATAATATTACCTAGGTAAAATTATTCTTGACTTATTAAGTTATTTAAGTTATACTTGAGTCAAGAGTTAAATATAACGCTCATCTACCAATAGGTAGAAAGAGACTGCCGGATTTCGCATTGCGATAACCGGCCTTTTAATTCTTCTATGTTTTTTTATATTTCATGTATGCTTTTGCATACTGAGTTTTATGCCTTTTTAGAAATATGGGGAAAGCTGTAATAAATCTATAAATACCTTTTTTCTTATCATCTTCCAATATAATAATATAATCATCGATGCCGCATTCATATCTTATAAATTGTTTATATATAATATTTCCTTTTTCATTTCTTGTTGATTGTAACCATTGCATAATATTAGCATCATTATCATTGGCTAACATAATTATCTCAGGAATCCAATGTATTCTTGATAGCCTATAAATACATTCAACTCTATTTATTATTTTAAACTCCAGTAAAGCTTTATTAATACTACATTTGCTTGGACACATTGCATAAGACATATCATTATTACAAGGATATATTTTATATTCATTTCTATTTTCAATTGATATAATGTGCAAAAATCTTTCTGGTTTACTAAGCGTAAAATTTTTAAACTTACAATTAACATCAAAAAAAATAAATCTTCCTTTATATAATGGTCTATTCTTTTTATTAATAAAGATATCATTAAAGTTTATAAAGCTATAATCAATCATATCTTCTAAGTCCAAATCTTTAAAATTAACTGGCTGTGAAAGTTTACTCATCTCCAATTTGTTATCCCCCTTGGTTCCCAAATGAAGATATTAAATTTTTTTTCACTCCTGCTAGTAGTTTGAGACATATTAATATTATAAGTTATTATCCTTTCAATAACTGACTTCTTACCCTTATTTTTACTTGTTTCGTATAAATTTCTTTGATAATAAGAAAGAGCACCTATTAATATATCTGCAAGTTGCAAAATTTCCGACTCTTTAGAACTAATTTGTTTGATATCTTTTATAACATCTTGATTAAAATCATATATATTATTACATAATACTTCATGTAACTTTTTTATTCTTGGTCCACCTTTAGTATCTTTAATATCAATAAATATTCTATACTTATTAGATGGATCAATTAAAGGATCTAGCAAGTAAAAGTACATTTTATAATACCATAAATCATAACTACCCTTATTATATCGTATATGGTCCAATTTTGATTTATTAGTAGCAATAATACTTCTAAACGACAAATTAGGGTTATTAAAGAAATAATCTATTAATTCTATATAAAGATCTACTTTGCTATCTGATATTTTTGTCCATTTTACTTCAATCCATGAATTTAAACCATGTTTCATTTTAATTTCGCGTATAATTTTAAAGATATTTTCTTTCTCACATTCAGGAGATGTTATAGCTCCTAATACCATTATATCGTTACCATCATGTTCTAAATGACAACTTTCATCACAATATATATTAATTGTTTGTTCATCCATATATTCTCACTTCCTTTCATTATTTATTATATACTCTATATTTGTAAATTTAAAGTTCTTAATTGCATATATTGTAATTCATAATTTAAAACTTGCGTTAACATTATTAACGTGGATTGAAGCTCTTTTTTACCTTATAATTTCTTATAAAAAATATAAAAATTTACTGTTATAGAATTTATATTATGAATCAGATAACCTTAAAAACATAAAAAAACAGGCCCCGAAGGGCCTTTAATTATTGCTGGGTAGCAGTTTGCGTATCTGTTGTTGTTTGTGTTGTAGTCGCTTCTGTTTTTGCTCTTGCAATGTCTACTGCGCTTTCTCCGAAGATGTATCCAAGTGCAAGCGCAACCACCTTCCAGTATAAGTCGTTATCAACATTAAGCCCAAGTCCCTCTGACAGGATAATAAAAGCTGCACTTGCTACTGCTACCCAGAATTTCCTACTTGTCAATTTTTGTTTTAAAAACGCACTCATTGTATATCCCCACTTTCATTATTATTATTTTCATTACTGTTGTTTTCTACTTTTTTCTTTTTTATGCCCGACAAGAACCATAGCTCTCCTGTGGTGAATCCAAACCAAGAAGCAATGAGCGTAGATGGTTCGCTGCCGACTTTCAAAAAAACATACAAAACCGCTGCTGTAAAAGCAGCATTAAGTAAAATTACAAGCGTCACAATAAGTTTAGAAAACTTCATAATATCACTTCTTTGTCAATGTTACTGTTCCTGTCGAGCTATTCCATGTAACATTTAAGCCTAATGCTTCGGCTAATTTGCGGACTTCCACATAAGAAGTACCATCTTTGATAAAGCCGTCTAACTGTATATTTCCAAAAATAATTTTAGTTTCTGTCACGTTATCTTCCTCCTTTTTGCCTGTAAAATATGATAAAGGCTTAGTACCCATTAACCTGTCTAAATCCAAATAGCCAGAGAAGCCATCTAATTTACCCTTTTGAGTATATTGATGTATGTCACATGGATATGAAGGTATGCTCGTAACTTGTCCATTGTCTTTGCCATAGTGAGGTATCCATACTGCATCTGCTTCGCTTAAATTCAAATTAAATTGCTTATATAAGTGATTTGCAATATAAATACCTACTTTATTCGCTCCTAAGTCCCTCAATTGTTTTACGTATGCAGATACTCCAGCTCGCATATTAGACATTGATTGTTCTTCTACATCTAAAAACCAAAAAGTGGGGTTAAATGCTTTTGTCCGATTATAAAAATCTTTTGCCTCTTGCATCATGTCAGAAATAGATACGCCTCGTACAAATGCATACGCCGCTGTTGGTATTCCTCTTTTTTGGAACTCTTTATGATGGGTTTGATAATATTTATCAATAACGCGTGAACCGTACTGCGTTCTGATTATAACCCACTCAACTTGTTTTGCTAACTTATCATAATTTATATTTGCAGGTTCTTGCCATTGAGATATATCAATTATCATACTTTCACCTCCTGATATAATTTAAAAATGTAAATAATAAGCCCATGCCTGCTACTGCTACTGGCATGAGCCACATGAATGTGTTTATTTTTGAGTTTACATCTTCTACTTTTTGTCGTAATCCGTTGTAATCCCTTATAAGCGTCCTTGTCTCGGCCATCTCCTTACTTAGATCTGCCATATCTGATTTGAGTTGTTGAAACATTTCATATAACTCTTTGTTGTCATACCATTCTTTTTGCTCCATTTGCATCCGTCCTTTCTGCATAAAAATAACAGCTATTGCTTAGCTGCTATTTTTAATTACTATATGTGCCCGTTTTCCAGTCGTACTGTGAGTAAAACTTACCATCAACTGGATTATAATATTTACCAAGCGTTTCTTCTTGTGTTAAAGTACCTGCTTCCATTAAGTTTTCTGGTATTTGACCATCTTGAAAAGCAACTAATGTACTAAATGCAATTACTTTATTACCATCGAATTGTAAGTAATTCTTGTATTCCATAATTATTTCACCTCCTTATACATATTCTACTACTTGCCATGATACTGCGTTGCCGCTGCCTACAATACCATGAATAGTTAATGCTGTTGGAGAATCTAGGGTTAGATATGTAGAATGTATATACGAATCACCACCATATAATTCTCCAGTTAAAGAAATTACTGCTTTACTTGTATCAACCGCCGAAATTGTGATTGTTGCACTATTAGAGGGTACTGCCATTCCTCTTTGAATACTTTTTATAATACTTGTCATAACATTTTTCCACCCCGATCCATCATTATATTGTAGTGACCCATTACTAACCCGAAAATGAATACCATCTGTCATATCTGCATTAAGATTACTAACTACTGTCGTAGACGATACTTGTAATGGTGCTGTCCCTGTTGCAACTGTTGAGATAAATTGACTGGTAGTTTTGATATTTCCATTAACTTCTAACGGTTGCCCTGGAGAATTTGTGCCTATTCCTACCCTTTTGTTCGTAGTATCAACGTCTAATACAACGCTACCATCCGATTTTTGTACTTGAAATACCGTGGTAGAATCTGCGCTTGGTTTAATTATATCCCCTGCTTTGTTGACTGCCCCTACATCTGACGCCGTCAATGTCACTTTTCCAATTTTACCGTTTACGCTTTGTACGGGCGCTTGCGTAATATAGCCAACATCATTGTTAAGTTGACTTATATTTGTAGGTATTTGATTCTGTATATTTGTTAAATCTTGTTGGGAGGCATAAATTAAAGATTGGTCTATACTTGCAGTTACGCTGGATACATTCCCTACTATTGTAACAACATCAATGCTCTTCTCAATAGTGTCTGGGCCACCACCGGCCGGAATATATTCGGCATTAGCTCCAGAGTTTCCATAACAATAGAGTATCTCCCCAAGTTCCGGATCTTGGGCAAAAACGCCAAGCTCTCGCCAGTAAAATCCGGATGTAATATCTTGATTCGAAAAGGTTGTTCCCACGACTGCCTTCCCGCCGGTCATGGTCTTGAGTTTAGTAATAGAAAGTGACTTGACCTCGTGTCTAAGCGCATTTAAGTCTAAAATTGAAGTTCCGTCCAAATCACCATCACCGATTGCTATACGAGTAAAATTCAACTGCGCTCCTACCTGGGCTTTCGCTTGCAGGTTTCTACCTTTATTTGTCAAAATCAAACCACCAAATGCACTCACTCTATACCACCTGCCTTACTTCTATAAAATCACCGGTGTGTACTACACCGGCATAATATAAATCCATTTCTCCTGATAGAGCAACAATTATTGTTTCCAAATGTGAACGGGCATTCTTTACTTTATTTAAAACCTTCATAAACTGATCTGCTTGTTCTGCCGTTACAGATGGATTATTAGTAACTACTTTAAATTTATAAGGGTCTCCTCCGTAGTCAAACCATTCCTGCACGTAACCGTCACCGAAATAAGCTTGTATAACTTCCTCCACCGCAAAAGGCGTACCACGATATCTATGGACCTTTATAGCACTTTTTATAAGGTTCCTCTTGATCTCAATATCAGTATTGGCGTCATACCAATCCACGTGCATTTGCCAGGCTAACTCATCCAAAGCAGCATCATCCAGTTCATCAATGCGAGAAAAAATTAGACAGGCTTTCACTTCATCTGCTAGTTGTCGAAATTGGGGATTCAAAGCCGAACAAAGTGCCTGCGTAGTCGGATCCTTTTTCATATATGAAGTCTGAAGGCTTAAAAGATCAACATTTTTCAAATCCATCATTTATATCAAGCCTCCATAATTTATGGTGACCGTACCGGCTATAGCCACTTCATCAGCATTAATCTCGGTATATACCGGAGTTGTAATATCAATTCTAAAGGCGCCAGCATTGAGCATAAGCTGGCGCAAATAATCAGGGTTTATAGCACGCCCTAATTTCCCTGCTTGCCATAATTTGTATTGATCTACAGCCCCTCCGAGTCCTTCAATAGCGTTTCTTATGGCGTTTTCTTCGGTTTGTCGCTCTGTTGCTATGTAATAGGTTAGTTCTATGTTATATGAAACTTCGGCAGGTGCTGTAACCTGAACGTCATCAGTCAATGGCCTCTTGTCTTTAGAGCTTACAATAGCGCTTATTTTATCGAGAATGACCTGGGATGGAATTTTCCCATTAGCCATTAAAGGAACTATTTTTACAACTCCTGGAGATGGTGAAGTTACAGAAACATCGATGATGTTTACATCAGCTGTTTTTGCCCAGTATATATATGCACCTTCAGGACCTGCTACAGAAAAGCTTTCTGGTGCCAATCTGATCCGTTCCCTATAGCTGTCGTCGTCCTCGACATCAGCACCGCCACTGCTTGAATCTAAATTTGTTACACTTGCCACGTAAGGTAAAGGGTCCACTATATTTTTTATCTGACCGGGCGCAAAGTCATTATACTTTGCGCCTGCCTCCGTACTCTCAGCTGTTACGTCCCCTGTGGTTTGTCCTGCTGGTATAATCAAGTCTTCTGTAGTAGCAAAATATAAAAGTCCATCAGGCGTTACCCGTGTACCTCTAGGAATTGTAATATTTGTAGGCTGTACTGATGATAAGGTAAACCTCAAAGTTGTTGTTGCTTTTTGGGCTGGAAGTCGCAGCGCATTATAAAATTCACCTAATACGTCCAATTTATTCCCCGTAGCGTATCTTAGAAAATTTTGCTTTGCACTTTCGTTTATATCATTTTTTAATCCAACTATAACCGGTAATTCTTGCAATAAAAAAATCCTGCGTTCATCACCAGGATATAATGTTTCACCAAGAGCGTTTTCGAAATCTGAAATAAGTTTATCGTATATAGCCTTAGAATCTACCTCAATAAATTGTATATCATCAGCCAACATCCACCACCACCTCAAAACTCATGTTGCCATCCTCGTCCAAACGGGTAAAATTGGCTTCTTTAACTGTAGTTCTTGGCTCTCTTTCTGTAATTGCTTCAATTAATTCAGCTGTTGCAAAAGCTATAGCTTCATCGAGTGGTTTGTCAATAAACTTCCCCGTAAGTCCCATTGTCCTATCATATGCCACTTCATATTTAAATGTTTTTATAATATTAATTACATTCTGTATTACTCTATCTGTACCGGAGGCGCTCCAGTTTATGTTTGAAATATTAGAAGTATCAATTGTAACTAGCATTTATCGTCACCTCTAATAATTTAATAGCTGTCTTTGCTTCATGGCATAACGGAACCTTTTGATACAGCATTTTTAGCATTAACGTTATTTCTTTTTTGTGTTGATTTATTATCGGTTATAATTTTACTTACTAAATTTACAGTTCCCGAACTCGAACGAGAAGATTTCTTCGCAGGCGCTTTACCATCAACAGCTGCTACCGCACTATTATTAGCACTTCCTTCCCTTACATATTCCTCAAATTCAAGTTGTAACTTTGCTTTTAGTATATTACCTTTGTTATCTATAAAAGTATCGCTAAGAGATACATTCTTTAAAAGCCATTTATTTTTTCCAACAGGTTTTCCACCGAGGATGAACGGATATGGCCTACCGGCATCCTTTAAGGCTACCCAACTTTCATATTCAGCACGTATATTATTCTTAAGCGAAGCATCAATAGGTATGCTAAAAGATATAGTATCAAGATCAGGTCCTTTTATATAAGTACTTGGCTTTTTATTTGTTGCATCCTGTTTTTCAGTATTTAATCCACTGGACAAAGCAAATTCATTTAGTGTATATACCTGATTTTGACTGACCTGAAATGTTTTATTAGCATATACAGCTATAGGCAATCTTTATCACCCCTCAAAATTTTGCTATTATGACACCATCAGCCATATTATTAGAAAAGAATATTACCGCAACCGTATTACCTACTTCAAGTCCAATTACATGCGATGCTATTGGCAGAAGATATGCAACGCTATTATCTTTATCAGGAAATGTCACCCTTGCTTTATTCCCTTCAATACTAGATATTAATCCCTTCAATTGCATTAATACCCCTCCAATGGCTTTCTAAGTGTCAATTGCATTTTTTCCTCAAGCAATTTATATACTGCCTGAGAAATAAAATATTTGCCGTTTGAAATGTTAATACCATTTATATTTACGCTATTGCCTGCAGCTATACATGTATCTAATTTAGTTTGAATTCTGCCGGTATTTTCATATTTATTAAAGTTTCTCAATATGTTTTTTGCGTATCTATCTGCTTCTCCCTGGTTGAATAAATATATATTTTGAATCTTTTTTTCAGGACCAATTGGAGCATTAGAAGGCTTAAAAACTGATTTTATTAAGCCGTTAGGTCCGTTATACTGAATATTACATGAACTATATAAATCATTTGATTTGATTTTGAATAAATAATCTCCGTCAATATCCTCTATGTTTATAACCTTGACTGAATCTTGTTGTTCCATATATTTTTCATCATAAATGATTAAACTTTGATTGCATATTTTAAGCATATAACCTTCTAACATACATCTATATGCTAAAAAATCAAAATCAGTTTGCTCTACTTGATCTAGCCTATCATAATGCCAATTCTGAATATTATAGGTCTGCAATTCAAAACTATATTTATCGGCCATCTCTTTGGCCAAACTTAAAAATCTAATATTTTCCCATGATTTTGTATTCTGTGTCTTTGCATTTAACGGTATAGATAAAGCTTTTAATATGAAATATCCTCTTTTCTGCTCTATTTGATCTATATACATTATTCCACTCGAAAAGCCATCTTGTCTAACCTCGATTTTATCCCCTTTTTGAGGCTTCCACTTGCTCCATGAACCTTCTATATCGGAAAAAATCAAATATACGCTATCGGCTATCCCACCGGCGTTATCATAAATATCGGCTTTCCTTATATCTATTGAATCGGTAATATCCACGCCTTCATATATTATGTTCATCATTTCACCTCTTCCAAGGAGGTAAAGTATCCGCAGGCGTTTCTTCTATAATAGGAATTTTGAGGATTACGCCTGCATCAAATATAAGGATTTCTCTATATTCAGGATTAGCTTGAATTATCAAGGATGCATATTTTTCATCATCATAAAAATCTAAAGCGATCATATCAAAGGTATCACCTTGGAGCGTTTCATATTCGTAATATTCATTTAAGATCAAAGGCAACCCTCTCCTTCTCTTCAATTATATCTGAAACAACCTGTCTTATATATTCCTCTGCCATTTTTACACCAGATACAACATCATTCTGATTGCTTACAGGCCCATAAAAGTTGAAGCTAAGAGATAAATTCGGCACAGTACCAGAAGGTTGAGCTCCTATTGCTCTTGCAGTTTGATTTAAAAGCGATAAGCTTCGAGGACTTTTATACCTAATAGGTATAGCCATTTCTGGACCTGCTTCACCAAAAATTGAAGGTTGCGTAGCAAGTCCGCCGCTGGCGTATTTACGCATTTTATTGCTATTTTTGTTGTTCGTTTGTACTTCTGGTATAAGCGGTATTTTTATCCCTGGGATTAAGTTTATCTTTTGGATTAACCAATTGATTTTATCTACTATCCAATTTATCCCTACTGTAAAGGCATTTTTTATCCATTCCCATGATGCCACAAGGAATTTAGATACTGAATCCCAATTTTTATAAAGTAATATAATAACGCCGACCAATGCCATAATCCCCAAAATAACCAACCCAATAGGTGAAGTTATAAACGCTAATACAGCAGCAAACGCCGAGCCAACTGTAGTAGCAACTGTGGTTATTGCAGCCCATGCAGATGTAGCTGCTGTCATTGCCCACATCGCAGCTGTTTTAATACCCATTGCAATGGCGTCTTTTGCGTATAAAGCCTGTAAATATAAAGTAGCAAATATATCCTTTATTTTCCATGAATAATATGTTGCATAAGCTATTTTAGCCGCAGCTATAGCCATGCTCAATTCTCTTATTGCCTGTATAAATGTTGTTACGGCTTTATAAGCGCCATATACCGTCTCTCCTACTTTCCATGTAACAAAAGCAATACCTATTCCTTTAGCTATATCTTTTATGGCTGGCCAGTTCTCTTTTATATACTGAGCAAACGAAATTACATATGGCATCGCATCTGTGCCAAACTTAATAATAGCATCAGCTGCATTTGATACAGCTTTCTGAATTTGCTGCATTTTCGTAGGATCTCCTGCTATACTATCAATAAATTTATTGGCTTTTTGGACATACTTCGTAATTACAGGAAGTAAAGTTTGCATAATTTTTGCGGATAATTGAACTATATTATTTTGTAACAGCCTCATCTGATTGGCAAAACTGCCTTGTGTTCTGTTAAAATCACCTTGAGCATCCTTTGTAACACTCATAATATAGCTGTATCTTAGTGCAGTCTGCGTTGCCTGATCCATATCTTTATATGCTACTTTAATTCCTTTAGACAGCGCGTATGCTTGTAGATTAGCAACCGTCATGTTGATACCTAACTGTCTTAATGGTTCAACTTCACCACTTATACCTGCTTGTATTTTTTCAAAAGCTTCTTGCTGAGATATATTATAGAAGCTAGCAAGGTCACCGGCCAAACCAGCCAAATTCTCAGACATATCTATAACTGCTTTTCCTGTTAATCCGCTACTTTTCAGCATTGCACCTAAAGTGGAAGTATATCTTTTGGCTTGTAGTTCTGACAACCCAAAGTTTTTTAATGCCTGTTGAGACCACTGATTTATCTGCTTGGCATTAGACCCAAATGTAACATCAACTACGTTTTGTACTTCGGTTAAATCTGATGCTAATTGTAATCCGTTCTTAGCAACTAGAGCAATACCGGCCGCCAATGGAGCACCAACATATAAAACGGCTTTGCCTATTCCTTTAAATACCGAATCAACAGTTTTTGATAATTTGGACATTACACTTGATGTTTTTAATGTTTCTGACTGTGCTTTTCTCAATGCGCTTTGCAGAGACGGATCAATTTTACCGGCTAATGTTATAAGGGCTTGAAGTTCTTTTTTCGAGGCCATAACTATGCGCCGCCTTTATTTATCTCATTTCTTATTTTTTCAGCTTTATCAGCCAGAGTTTCATAAAACTCAACAAAATCAATTAAAGGCATATTCATGCTATCACTTCTAGGATTAATTTTATTTATTGCTAATTCAGCAATCGCGTCTCTGAGGTATTCGACTGAGATGAATCCTCCAAATCTAAAAAGAAAAAATTTCTTACTAAGCTTTCAGCTTTTATTGCATCTTTTGCACTTAATCTTAATATATCTGTTAAATCTATTTCGGGATTTACTTTAGCAACAGCCTCAGCAAACAAATAAAGATGGTATACAGAATCTAATTCTTGTACTTGTATAACTCCGCCATTTTTTTGATATTTCCTGCTAGCATTTTGTAAGTCCTGAGCTGTCAGACTGTCTAAATCGTATTTAATTTCTTTCACTTCTTCACCATTAATCATTATTGGCTTTGAAAGTTTTAAGGTATCCATCGTAGCTTACCTCCTTATTATTTTAGGCAGCTCAACTAAGAGCTGCCCGAATTTCATTCATATAATCCTTACCGTTAACAACATACTTATAATTTAATTTATCTATCAGCAATACTTCTTTACCGTCTACAATTTTGCGATAGTAAATTATTTCAAATTCACTAGAACCATCAGATGCCGCCCCAACTTCTATCTTACCGGGCTCATACTTTTTATTAAATCCTATCATAAAAACTTTATTTTGTTGAGTGCCAATAGCAATGTTTGTTGAGTCAAATATATCATTTACCCAAACTACTTCAAAATTTATTGCGCCTGGGCGAGATAGTATTGCATATTTCGGATTGTCAGCACGATTATTCACCGTAAACGTCATACTTCCTATTTGACCATAAACAGGTAAATCTATTTCCCCCATTATTCCTGCACCTTTTATGGTGTCAGTGATTTTTTCTATTGAAGGAAGCTGTACATCCGCCAAATCATCTATTAGTTGTAGCACACCATTTTCATCTGTAGCTTTTAATCTATAATTTATTGTCTTATTTGTGAGCTTGCTCATGCGTTTTCACCTCCAAACAAGGAATCTAATCCTTTGAGTGTATATTGAACTGAGAATGTGAGGCTCTTTCCTGGAGGCGTTGTTGTGGTTTGTACGTCAAATACAAAATCTCCTTCCACCATACTTGTAGTCGGATTACTCGTTTCGTTGAAAGCTATCTGAGCATAGAGAAGTTTACCGTCACCAACTAATCCATTAAGCCATACCTGAGCATCATTGAGTATAGTATCAACTTTTGATCTGTTAAGAGGTGTATCTACATCAATCATATAGCGCTTTTGAAACGAATTTGTAAGATATCTTACCATTCTTACACTGCAGTCAAATTTATCTCTAACATCAATGTCTTTACCATATTCGTAATTCCCGTTATGAGGTCCCCATAATACCCAATTACCTGCCCTAAATACGGCAGTCGTTATACCCTTGCTATTTAAGTCATTGGCCTGTAATTCATCAAAATCAATTAAGGTGCCATCGCCTAATATAGTTCCATTTATGTCAATTGGTTTATTGGATGGCGATTCATATGGAACATTGTCATTATTATAGTCGGTTTGCTGCATACGTACAGTTGCCATAGTAGAAAGCCAATATGTTTTATCACCGCTTTTTACTTTTGGCCAGCATACCTTTAAATTAGTGTCTGTGTACATATTATTGCTTTTCCACTCTTTAGCGGCGTCAATTGTTTTAGCGCTTATGCTGTCAATATCTGCATTCACCTGGGCGTCCCAGTGCCCATTTATTTTATTAGATCTCGCCACTAGCTCTTCTTTGATTTCCGGAATGTGGCTCCAACCGGGAGCTGCCAATATTGTTGGCACCATGCCATAAGTCTGGTATATCAAGTCTACACAGGCAATGCCAGTACGCTTTCCGTTAGAATCTATTCCTCCTCTTATGTCGGAGTTTTGAACTTTTGTTTTATCCATCTTGTCAAAGCTTACTGTTACAGGCGATATCAAAGATCCATTAAGATCTTTTATAAGCACTCTGCCATCGTTAGTATATTCTACACTGTAGTCCGTACCTTGTACGGCATCAGCAATAGATATGCTCGATAAAATTGCAGGTTCGTCAAGATAGCCTTGACTATTAGTTAGTGTTACAGTCGCTGTTGAAGCAGTTTTGTGAACTGCAGGATCCATGACGTTAATGACAATTATAGGCCCTATTGGCTGTATTCCGTTTCTAAAATGTGCATATACAGCTTCACAAAGCGTAAACGAATCCCAATCATCATCATATCCGATCTTAGCCTTGGCATCATCAAAACTGGTTATCTGAATCGGTTTGTTTATTGTATTAGAGAAATCCGACAACTGTTGTACAGGTGCCGTACCAATATATACCGGGAGCGTTCCTACTCCGGAAGGAGGCAAAGTATCCTTTGTTGGCACAAGCTCTCCATAGGCTCCGTGTAAATAAGCCATTACATTCACCTTCCTTATAGATATTGTTCTTTAATAGTGGGGACATAGTCCATAGTCGCACATGAGATAGAAAAAGTGAGATATCCATACCAATAAGGGTAGGGTTGTTCCTCATACATTCCCCATCTGAAAGGTTTCTCAATTATTGCCGTTCCAATCGACATACTCTTTGACAATTCTATTCTTGTTAGAGTTATTAAATTTAACAGATCTTTATATCCATCAAAGTTAGGTGTATATTGCCCTGTTGAGTCATAAAGGCCAGGACTAAATACTGCAAAAGATATCCTGATGTTTAAACTTGCATCCTGTCCATCGTCGGTACCTTCGTCTAATCCAACCACAATACACGGTATCTCTGACTCCATGCCAGGTGGAAGATAGTTTTTAGGTGGTAGCCAACCGATAAACACTGCAGGATGAACGAGTTTATAGTCTTTAATGTTGTCATTAGGCTTTTGCAGCTTTATTTTACTAGATATGTTGTCGATAAGATATTTTTGTAATCCCTCGAGGATAATATTATCTGTCATAATATCATTCCTTTACTTTTTGGGCCGCTTTATCAAGCCGCCATTCTATTTCGTGCTGTATTCTCTCCATAAGTTTCTCCTGAGCCAATTTTTGTATCTGGTCAGATACATTTACATTGGTAATCATCTGCGGTATTGATAAAGTTCTAAGAACTTTTATAGGTAGTCTTGAACTTCCTTCTCTTTTAAATACATTAAATTGTGTCTTATCCGCTGATCTAGCACCAGTAGATGCAACAAAAGGCAGGGGATTGGTTTTAATCGTTTTGTATCCTTCCTGCCTTTTTATCTTTACTTTTACTGCTTTTGCCTTTCTTCTTTTTCCGCCTGTCATAGGCTTCTTAGGTGAAAAGGGAAAATGGGCCAGCGATAACGTATGTCCTTTTGATATTATTTTCGCGTACAAATTTGTCTTGCTTGCTTTATATTTTGTCATTGTTTTTTTGACGTCAGATACTTTTATTGCATACTCTTGGGTTACTAATCTACCTATTCTCGTATAAACAAAATCCAGGGTACGATTCACTGCAGAAGATGCCGCACCCGGTATTTGGTTGTCTAAATTTTTTAATTCGATTGCGATTCTATTTAATTGCTTAGTGTCTACAAAAATATCTCTTGCCATATTAACCACCAAGATTGCGCCTTAAAATTATTTCATATATACCTGCTTCTTCCCTTACATCAAACACCTGCATTTGCTGATCGTCGAATATCTGTATCTCATCTATTTTAGGAGCCGGGCCATAATCAGCAGAAGATACGTAATAAAGAATGTCCCCAACATATATACTATCATATTCTTTTTGTGTCCTCTGCTGAAGCCTGTCATTATCAACAATGATATTCAGGGCCCTACCATCAATTATATGAGATTCTGCAAATTCATCGATGTTGAAAAACACGTTATTAATGTCCGAATGAATAACATCTTTAAAACTCATCAGTTGATCTTCACTTTCGCAGTGGTTTCTGTCTGAGCTTTAGCTTCGACTACCCATCCTGCCCTTATAGTTCCAGCAGTCTTTGTAACATTACCTGCTGTATTATCCCAGTATACTTCATCGCCAACATTGAAGGTTATGTCATTTTGGGCAGGTAACTCATATACGCCTGTAACATTCAATGAGCCCGTTGCTCCTTTTGCAATATTTTCAGCAGCTATACCGATTCTGCTCCCGATAGGAACTACATCGCCATAAGCTATGTCAGCACCGGTATTGTTTATAAAATCAATAACTTCACCTTTTTGGATATAAATTCCTTTCGCCATATTATTACCTCCCAATTAATGTTTAAAGGCGCATAAATTTTGCTTATGCGCCAGAATTCTTATACAGTCCTCTGTAGTCTAAAACTGTCACGCCATAATCAATATAGATTCTCCATTTAATACCCAGGAAGTCAAATCCGACCTGGCTTTCAAGTATCGGCATATCATTCCCGTTGAGATATGTAATCTCAATGGTGTCTATATCTGAGGGAGAAGCAGCTAAATACCATGCTGTCTCACTATAGTCGTCAAGTTCTGCATCAACTACAAGATTTAACGAATTCCTGAAAATATTAACTACGCCTGGGTTAGTCTGATTCGGGTCAGCTGTAGACATTAGAAATTTCTGCGCTACAGTCTCAAGGGCCGCCGGAACTATTAAAAACGCCGGACTTATATTCAGTGTTTCTTTGCCCCTCAAATTTTTCTGTTTGCGCATCGCTTTTCTGCCTTCACCAATCGTATCTGTTCCTATTGCCCCAGCTGTGGATGCAAGGTTATTATGCTGTGCATGGAATAATGTCTTTCCATCATAAATAGTCGGATTGCTTCCAAGCATCTTATATACAAGCTTATTAATTCCTCTTCGTGCTGCTCTGACATACGCTTCGGGCACCCTAGTAAGTATACCTATATCATCGTTTATGAGAGCCTGTCTTGTCATGCCAAAGCTACGCCCAAAGGTAGCCACCGCTTTTGTCACACCCTGATCTGTCATTTCGTCAAACTTGAATTCTCCAGATTGTGTCATCGGCAAAAGCTCGCCTGCCTCAGAGATTTGATAGACAGTTGCCGCTTTAAAATCCGGATTGCTCCCTCTGCTTGTCCATGCCTCATATGTGGTCGTTGCGGCTTTATAAGCAGTCGCCATTGATTTGTTGACTGTATTTGATAAGATGCTTGCGAACTGGCTATCGGGAGTTAGGGCTTCACGGAA